GTGGCTTGTTTTTTGGAATCCGAACGCATTGCACAGGTTTTACTGCAAACTTCCCGATATCCTTTTTTCGGAAAACCCAATTCCTGTTTCGCTTTTGTGGTGCTCGCGTACCAGTTTTTAGAGCTCAGGGGTGTTTTGCATTGAGCACATAGCGGATATTCTGACAGCCCGTTTTTCAACCAATACATGCGCTCGTCAAGAGACTTCGTAAGACACCGTGCAGTTCTTTTCTGCAGTTCTTCCCTTACAAGTGCTGGCATATATCGATAATGCCCGTTTGAAAGTTCTGGCAGGGCCAGATAATCGTCTAGTGTTTCCATAAGCCAGCTGTTCTTTAAAGTATGTATCTGAAAATTGTACTCACGCATCAGGTTTTTGCTAAATACTTTAAGGTCGATTAGAAAGGAAGTCACATGGCTACTCTTGCAAATTTCGGGATTCCAGCAGCTGGGGCTGGAATCCTTCATCCTAGGCTCAAGAACAAGTGGCAGATCACTTTCCTTGATATTGGGCGCTTGATTCCAGGCACCGCAAACAATTCCAAGAACCTGACGATGCAGGCCACGACGGTCACGCGTCCGCAGATCGAATTCGAAGAAGTCCAGATTCATCGCTACAACAGCACCGCGTACGTTGCTGGCAAGCACACTTGGTCGCCAATGAACCTGACGGTCGAAGACGATCTGACTGGGCTGGCTTCACAGGTCATCAAGGCTCAGCTCGAAACGCAGCAGCGTCTTGTTGGCGTGGATCTCGACGGTCGTTGGCTGAACACTGCCGCCACTGGTTCGGACTACAAGTTCGGCGTGAAGCTTGAAGGCCTTGACGGTGATGAGCTTGTTGTTGAGCGTTGGATCCTTGAAGGCACGATGATTCAGGCGGCTGACTTCGGTGATCTTGATTACTCGGCCTCGGAAGCGGCAACAATCCAGCTCACGCTGCGTTTTGACCACGCTCGCTCCGACAACGTTGGTGATCTCACCGGTTTGGGAACCGCGCTTGGGGGCCTGGTGGCTTAGTCGGGTTGAGTTGAAACTGCCGGAAGGCGTAAATAGCCCGTCTAACCAACGGGCTATTTTTATGTCAGCAATTCGTGCATCACGCCGCAAGTACCACATTATCTACAAAACCACCTGCCTAGCTACTAGCAAATGGTACATTGGTATGCACTCCACCGATGACCTTGATGATGGATATATGGGGTCTGGTCAGCAGCTTCGTCGCTCTATAAAGAAGCATGGAAAAGGGCAGCACAAAACAGAGGTCTTGGAATTCCTTCCTGACCGTAAAACTCTAGGGGAACGCGAAGCAGAACTCGTGACGAGAAAGTTGATGGAAGATAAGCTGTGTATGAATCTCACCTGTGGAGGTACAGGAGCCGTTGATCGCCCACTTGTGACAAAGGAATCCACAAGCAAGAAGATCACTGAAGCAGGCCTCAAGCGATGGGGGCGAGAGAAGGCGAAGCTTGCAGAGCAACCGTTCAGTATGACACGCGAAGAGATCATCGCTGAACTCGTGCTTCCAAACGGATGCTTGAACAAGAACGCGACCCGCAATCTCGTCTATCGAGACACCGAAGGCATGGCAGCGAAGCCACTGCGCGTCGCAAAGAAATGGAACTACATCCTTGATCAGCTACAGAACCCAGCATTTCCAGATGCATCTGTTCTAGAACTCGTGAACGCGTTCGTTAATCAGATTGAGCATCAGCCAGTTTGCAAAATGTGTCAAGGCAAGGTCACGTTCTTCCGCTTCAACCAGCCGTACGCAATCTATTGCGGAGCCAGCTGTCAGATGAAAGATCCGGCAGGCAATTCGCGCAGGCTCCAGCTCTAAATAGAACTCACGTGCTAACTCAAAATCCAACATGAAGACCTCATTCAAGTCATTCATTGCTGAAGCTCAGTTCTCCGAATCTGACTTCAAGCGGCTGCTCAATATCCTTGAGCGTCGTATGCCAAAGCTGCTGGGCGGCCACATCTATCGCTGTGGCGGTCATGATGGTGTTCAAAAGCTGAGCAACTCCCAGCAAGGATACCTGTATTTCTTCGGTAGTGGCAAGGCTTTTCAGGTTCGCTGCCGCGCCGGCAAGGTGCTCGGCATCGACATCTGGAAGAAGTACACGACCGACGTCGGTCCTAGCTTCACGGCAGATTTGCATGAGCTTGATGTTACCACAATCATTGGCGCGATGGGCAAGCTTGCTCGCATCATCCGCTCACCAAGCGCCGGTGAAGTGAACCTCGCTGAGGCACTTGCTGCTCCTGAAGGTATTGAGCTCATGGAAATGGCGAAGCGCGTCGACGCGCAGGCGTTCTACAAGCTCATGAAGGCGGCGTACGGCGATGGCGCGAAGAACGTCACCTGGGAACAGATCAAGAAAGTTGCTGATGAAAGTGACGTCCTGATTCCAGTGTACATTCGGAACCAGAAGATCGGCCGTGGTCGTTGGAATGCTGAACCAGACAGCGTCGATGTTGTCGACTCAGCGGAAGCATCGCCAGAAGACAAGGGTCCTGAAGAGGATGCACCGCAAGACGCAGCGCCAAAGACCTCAAGCTCACGCGAGATCAAGAAGATCGAACCGAAGGCCCCAGACGTCAAGACTGGCAAGGCTGATTCGATTCTGTACATCAAAGTCACGGCTCAGGATCCGAACACGAAGCGCTTCGTTTCGTCGGCCACCGACCCAGCCGCGCAAAAGCTGTTCAAACAGCTTCAAGGTTCGTTGAATGGGCCACCGGCGGACGCCGAGCTCAAAGACCCAGACACCCTGTATGGTCACCTTGCCCAACTGGTTTCGTTGGCCTGTAAGGGCAACCTGAGGTCCCTGCTGATCTACGGTGGCCCAGGTACCGGCAAGACGTACACAATCATGAAGACCATCAATGAGATGGGCATGACAAAGGGCAAGGACTACGTGAAGCTCTCAGGCAAGGCAACTGCCGTTGAGATCTACAAGGTCCTGTTCATGTTCCGAAAGGGCGGTCTCGTGCTGTTCGATGACTTGGACAGCATGTGGGGGAACCCAGACGCGACGAACGTGCTGAAGGCAGCGCTTGACACTTCACCAGTTCGTGAAATCTCGTGGAGTTCGAACGCAACACAGAACGTTTCCTCGATGAGTGATGAAGATCGCGAAGCCTACAATGATGGGATCGACGATGAAATCGCGAATGGAAATGAGAAGATCAAGTACCCGTCGACCTTTGACTTCAAGGGCCGTGTCGTCTTCATCTCGAACCTCCGCAAGGAACAGTTCGACTCAGCGATTCTGTCGCGCTCGGCGAAGATCAACATGGATCTGACCGCGGCTCAAATTCTGCAGCGCATGCGCAAGATTCTGCCTAGTCTTGGCGGTGATGATGTCACGATCGATCAGAAGGAAGAACTGCTCGATCACCTGCTCGTGATGCACGGCCGCAAGGAGATCGATCAGGTCACGATGCGTGAGTTCACGAAGGGGCTCGACATCGTCCGAAGCGGGGTCCAAAACTGGCGGGAACTCGTGCAATATTCCTGATTTTCGGGTTCACACATTTGCAGGAACCGCTAAATAGGTCTCCAACCACAGGAGACCTATTTTGGCATCAAGAGCAGAAGATCGCAAGTACCACTTCACCTACAAGGTTACTTGCACTAGTAACCTCAAAGTGTTTTATGGCCTTCACTCAGCAAACGAACTCAGTGAATCATTTCGCGGGACAGGGAGTGCGCTCTCAATTTCAGAACGAGAGCAAGGAATCGACAATCATCTCTTCGAACGCCTTCAGCTTTTTGCAACCAGAAATGAGGCGAAAATCGCGTACAATGAGTTGAAGGCATCTCAGCTGGCGAACCCGAGAAAGCCAGGTGAATACGCCTTCCACTACCTGTACAAGATCACCAGATTTGATGGCAAGTTCTACATCGGTGTGCACAGCACAAACAACCTGAAGACTGACAAATATCTTGGCAGTGGAACCTACATTTCACGATCTGTCCGGAAATATGGAAAAGAAAAGCATGTGAAGGAGATTATCGAATTCCTTCCAACTAGAGAAGCTGCCTTTCTCCGCGAGGGAGAGCTGGTAACTGAAGACCTGCTTAGGGATTCACTCTGCATGAATCAAGTGATTGGCGGTCGACACCACGGCGATCGCGTTTATGGTGTCACAGAGGAAACACGGGCGAAGCTCTCTGAACACTTCAAGACGATCCCAAGAACTGCAGAGTGGAAGGCCAAAATCGCCGCTTCGCATGTAGGCAAGAAGATGCCGCGCGAAGCTGTTGAGAAGCAACGAGCTGCGCTCACTGGCCGTAAGTCCAGCCCAGAGGACATTGCCAAGCGAATTGCAGGTCAGCTTTCATCTGAGAAATTCAAGAAGCGATACCGCCCAATCATTGTCGATGGTGTGGCATACGCAAATGGCCGTGAAGCCACAGC